ACTGCATTTGCACCTGTTGGTTCTACTTGTCCATCTTGTGTAAAAGTTCCTGTACCCTCTATTTCAGGTTTAGGATCACTATGTGGTTCTACTTTAAACATTGTGCCTGCAATATCTTGTCTTTGTGCGTCTAGTTGATCTCCAACTTTAGCTCTTAATGCGTCTTTAAAAGCATCCCCAGCACCAACCATATCGTTTTGTGCTAACTTGTCTATAAAGTTTTTTATTTCGTCACTCATTTTTTACTCCTTATAATATGTCATCATCATTTGTAACTTGTGTTTCTGGTGATGATATAATACCGTCATCAATTTCTTTTTTGATTTCAGCATCCATTTGTTTCATTTCTGATTCAGTTTGTTTTAAAATATGTTTTCTAACATATGATACTGAATAATATTTACCTACGTAATCTCTAACTTCTCTTGCTAAGTTTAATCTTTCTCTCATCATTTCAGAATTTTTTAATTCTGCAAAATGTCCATCTTGTAAGAAGTCATAAAAAATAGCATCTCTAATCATAGGCCATTCTGTTTCAGAAATTATGCCTTTGATTATCAGTTGTGTTCTTAATAAATCATTAAACAATTCAGTAAATTTCTTTCTTAATCTACCTACAAATTTAGTAAACTTCAATTCATCTCTTGTTATTTCACTTGCTCTACCAAGATTGAATCCTTGACTTGCCTCTAATCTACTAACAGGTACGTTTAGTGATCTATAAAGTTTTGCTCTAAAGTATTCTATATCAGAAATTTCACCTAGGTTTGCACCACCTGGTAAAGTTGTAATATCAGTACCTCTGCCACCTTCTCTACTTGGTAACCAAAAGTCTTCTAACATTGACATATAATTTCTGTCATCTCTTACTTCACCTGTAGCAGCGTCATAGACAAGTTTGTTTCTATATCTTGCCATCACATCTCTTAAATATTGTTCTGCCTTAACTTTAGGTAAATTACCTACGTCAATTTTAAATATTCTTCTTTCAGGTGCTCTAGCAATTCTGTAAATCACAGCAGCGTCTTCAATCATTCTTAACTGATTAACAGGTTTGATTGCCTTGTGTAAGTATGATAAAACTATATTTTTATTCTGATCTATAACACCTGACGGACAATATGCAATTGTGTCTGGTGCAATTTTAACACCTTGAACTCCAGCTGCACCTGATATACCTCTTTCGTTATAAACAAAATATTCAACTGTTTCATCAGCGATATTAATGTTAGTAGGAGAAACTATACCTTCAGGTCTTCTCTTTCTAACTTCTCTAATCTTTTTGATCTTTCTAGGATCAAGGTATTTTAATTCTGTAATACCATTTTTAGTATTTTCAGCATCAATAATCTTTTGAAAAAAGATTCTTCCATCAACATACCATCTTCTAAAGAGGTCGTGTCCTCTAGTGTTAAACTGCATTAGTCTTAACACTTCTTTAAATTCTTCTTCTATTTTTTGTTTAACGTTACTACTATATGTAAGTTGATCTGTAATAACTTTTACTGATTGTTTGTTTTCGTTTGAAGTTATTGCCTCGTTGATAATATCTTCGATTGCCATATCACATTCTGGATGTAGTGATATTTCTCTATATCTTCTTATTAGATCCTGCTCAGTCTTGGCAGTGCCCTCCATATCGAGGTAACTGCCAAAGAAACCACCAGCGGCAACGACTTGTGTGCCGTCATCCGCTTGTGGTTGACTGAATTGCTGTTTTGGATCTGTTTGAGGTTTTACCCTTGTTATATTAAATCCAAATAACTCTGCCATAATTTAATTCTCCTATTAAACTACTTATATAAGTTTTAAGTAGTCGTATTTGTTTCAAAATATTGATATTGAAATGTAGTTGTAAAACTTTCAATTTCATCATTTGTTGCATAATTTAAATCAATTGATGAAACTTCATTAGGATATGCACCTCTTAAAGTATATGATTTAAGCGTATTACCGTTTCTGTCCAGTTGATCAACAAAAATATCAACTTGATAATCTACAGGATTTGAAAGTCCTTCGTTATCAGTCATATTGTTGATACCATTCTGCCATCTTTCAAAAGCATTTCTTAACTTAAAGTCTGTGTCGTTAAGAACAGTAACAGACCAATCTCCGAAAGTTCTGTCACCTGCGACTTTGATTTGTCTACCTCTAAACGGTATGTTTATATTACCGATAGTCATAGCAGGTATTGTTGTACTTGTACATAGAAACGCTAGGTCTTCTATTTCTCCGCCAACTTGTGCGTAACCAGGAAAAGGCATAGTCACCTTAAACTGATTGGGCCTTGCGCCACCGCCAGCAAGTTTAGCTTTGAAGTCATTTATGTTTGCCATTTTTTATTCTCCTTCTCTACTATTAACCGCCAGCAACTTCCTCAAAGGAAACGCCAGTTCTGGTTGCAACGAATTGTAATGTAATAAAGTTGATACTTCTTGCAGGTTTAACAAATATTTCTGCAATAAATTCATTTCTATCAATTACTTCGCCTGTGTTGTTAGTTTCATCACACACTACTAAAAAGTCTGTGATACCTCTTCGACCTTGTACTTCTCTTAGGAAAGGTTCTACAATGTTTCTAAAGTTCGCTCTTGTAAATTCATCATTGAACTCAAACAATTGGAATTTAGAAGCAGTTGCAATCGCCTTCTCTAAAGTGATAAACAATCTTCTTACGTTGATTCTATCAAAAGCACTTGGTGATGATAATCCAGTTTTGTCTCCGAATAATACAGTTCCTTGACCTGGGAAGGTAGCAACTGGATTAATTCTTTTTGGATATAACTCATCTCTTTGTGTTTTTGTAGGGTTGAACGCTAGTTTAGCAGCACCTCTAATTACACCTCTGTTAAATCCAGCAGGTGAATACCAAGCGTCTGCAACAATGTCTGTTCTAGCAGCCAATCCTGCAATATCTCCGTTTAATGGTACGTATCTGTAAACGTCACTATATCTGTCGTAACAGTATTTGTAACCACTATCAAATACAACATATGAAGAAGAACGTACTGCATTAAAGAAATCAACTACGTTATCTTTTTGTGTATTTGAGTTTGAGATATTAACAACGTCACTTCTTTGTGGAGAAGCAAATACAATTGCGTCTTTTCTATTTTCTGCAATTGTAATTAAGTTGTCAACGTGTGTTGTTGAACCACTTGGACCAGCAATGATTAATCCTACATCAACTGTATCAGCATCTTCAAACTTTTCGTAAGCAGTTTTTAGATTACCGTCAGTTACAGCAGAACCATTAGCACCTCCAGATAAAGACTCACTAGTAGGAACAGTTACCGAAGTATATGTTGTACTAGCAGCAGCATTACCCCAATTGGTACCTGTACTGTTGTGATCCATCCAGAAAATGTAATTTGATTTATTTTGAATTACAGTTGGATAGTAGTTAACATCACCTTGTGGTGATTTTGCGTCAGAAGCTTTTGATAGTTTTGAGTACGTTTCTAAAACTGTACCAGGAACACCTGAAACTCCACCGTCTTCGTCAATAACGACTACGTGTATTTCGTCTCCAGAACCTGATCTAGTTGAAACGTAAGTTGATGTGCCAGGAGCACCGTCAACTACATCATAATATCTCCATCTTCTTTTTATTCTTGCGTCATCTACAACAGCAGTAATTAATCCGCCCTCACCTCTAGGATGTTGAACGATACCAATAGATGTTGTAGCAACTGAAGTTACTCTATATTTTTCACCAGTAGTAAAGTCAGTTCCACCACCTGTTGTTGAAAACTCTACAATATCTCCTACGTTTAAGTAAGAAGTAGCATCTGAGTCTACAGTTACAGACGTTGCGCCAACAGCGGCACCACCATCTGCTTGTTGTGATGTTGTTAATGTTTGTTCATATGCACTTGCACTTGGACAAGTTGCGACTAATAAATTATTACCCCAAGCGCCAGGTGATCTAGCAGCAAATGTTCCGACAGCAGCCGAACCATCAGCGTAATTATCTTCATAGTCTTGTGTATTCTTTACAAGTAAACCACTACCGTTTGCAGTAGCGTTTAATGTATTCGATTGGGTAGCTCGTACTACTCTTAATGCGTTAGAATATTGTAAAAAGTTAGCAGCGCTGAAAAAGTATTCAAAATTACTTGAATCAGGTTTACCAAATGTATCTACAAGTTCTTGTTCACTAGAAATAGATATTATCTCATCTACAGGACCTTGGTTGAATGAACCAGCAAAGGCACCAATAGAAGTTGATACAGCAGGAATGATTCTTGTTAAATCTTTTTCCTGTACGAGAACACCAGGTGATACTTGAAATGCCATAGTTTTCTCCTCTAATTAGCTAATTATTATCTTATATAAGTTCATATATTCGTAAGTTTTCTTACGCCCATAGTCAAATTTCATACTTACGGATATTTATAATAACCGTAAATTGCACTAATGGTCTTTACGGACTACAGGCATCCATCTAGTACCATATTCGTCTATTGTTTCCTCATTCATAGGATCAGAGTTAATACCGTCATCTACAAAACCAAACGGTGCCATATCTTCTTCTATCAATTTCTGTTGTTCCATATACATTTGTTGACGAGCATTTTGATTAGTCAATTCTTTGAAATATCCTTGATTAGATACCCAACCGAACATAACTAGACACATCATCAAATCATCATTGCTACCGTCTTCAGCCTGCCAGGATTGACCTCTTTTAGCAAAAGTTGACATCTCTTGTATAATTTTAAAAGAGTTAATTATCATCTTATCTCCTTCAACAAGTGTCTTTAAATTA